CACCACCGGAGCCGGTGTCCTGACCGCCGCCAGAGCCGGTATCCTGACCGCCACCAGAGCCGGTATCCTGGCCGCCGCCGGAGCCTTCGCCGCCGCCGGAGCCGCTATCCTGACCGCCGCTGGAACCGGTATCCTGGCCGCCACCTGAGCCAGTCTCCTGACTTCCGCCTGGCGCGCTGCCGGCGTCGGCAAGGACAAGGACGTCACCATGAGGACCGGCGAGCGCTGTACTCTGACGCAGGCCGTCATCGAACGACGCTAGTGAGGCAAATGGCGTGGCAACGACATAGGCGAGACCAAGCAATGAGCCGATGATAGTTTTTCCTGTTCTACGCATTGTCCTGCTTCCTTCCCTAAAGTTTAGGACATGTTTCGAACCTCAGCCTCCAGCGCGGCGCAGGATGGCACAGAAAGTGCTGGCTTACGCAAGAATATTATAACTGACTGATCTGCAACAGAATATCCAGTTGCAGGCGCCGAGAGCTGCCCGATTTTGGCCACAAGATACAATCGACAGTATTAATTGCGAAGGAACAATACATCCAATAATCTGGTTCTGATCTGTTTCTTCTATCGGTTATATTAACGATCTCTCTTTCACTCGACGATTGTGCACGTGATTTGCTACAAGCCTCGGACCGCTGCCGCATGTAGCAATGGCAACGCAAAACGGGTTAAAAGGGATCAAACGAGAGCTGACGAGACATGATGGAATCGGTGCAAACTGACGGGAAGAGGGGAGAAAACAGGTACTTCAAGGCGCCTGTCTTTGCCGTGGCGCCTATGATCGATTGGACCGATTCGCCTAGAATCAGGCGGCTCAGCGGGCCGTGTTGTACCGCGCGTCGTACCGAGGCGCCAGCCTTTGCTGGGTGCCGATAAGCTTTGTACCTATATCTGAGGGACTGATTTGAGGAGAACGCTTACGCGCTCATAGGCAGGGAGGAATGCAATTAATTGACAAAATCCGACGTTTACAGTTATATATAATACGCACGCCGAAATTATATGATCGATGTCAAATTTGTAAACGAGGGAGGGAAAGCTGTCAAGCGAAAAATTTAAGACCAACGAAGCGGCCGCCTACATTCGGAAATCTGCCTCGTGGCTCAATAAGAGCCGGCTCACCGGCGTGGGACCGGTATACTGCAAGATTGGCGGGTCGGTCATCTATCTTAAGACCGATCTAGATGTCTGGATTGCCAGCACGCGACGGACCGCAGTTTACGATTTCGCAAACGACAACGCCCGCGCAATGGCGGTAGCGTCGTAACCCAACCGACTCCACGAACCCATCAGCACCACACGCACGCCCGGCCGCGCGCCGGCGAGAGGAGAAGTATGCCTATCATCACCACCAAAGAAGGATTGAACATCAATTCTGAGCACGTTGTTCAATTCACTGCGCTTCGAAACGGCAAGACAAGATTCCTTCTTTCGACCGGCGGCGAGCAAATTTGTGAAGCTTACGCGGACGTGGCTGAGCTTTTTATCCCGGTAATCCCAGCTAACCCTGGATTCGTCGCGGTGTTCGCAGACCGTTGGGACGACGGCGTCTTCACGTACAAGCACCGGTCTGTAATCGCATGGCGCCTCTGCCCGTCTGGAAGCTACCCGCTCTTCGAGGGTTACGGCGACAACGATGACTACGCGGCAATCATCGACCCCGCCGGAGGCATCTACGACTCAGACCACAACCAGTTCGCCTCCCTTGAGGACTGGAAGCGGGAATACGAGGCAGAGCAACACGAGACCGCGGCCCGCTCAGCGAAGGCAGCCTGATGGACCCCGTCATCCAGTCTATTACGGCGGTCGAAAGGCCGCCTTCACCTGGCGGCGCCAGAACACTCGCCCGCTTCACAGTCCAACTCGGCGACGTGCGTCTCTACGGCCTTCTGCTTCGCGAATTCCCCGACGGCACTCGTAGAACGATAGCGCCCAATGTGGGCGGACAGCACTGCGCGTCGTTTCAGCCGGCAATCGCAGAAAAGATCACCAAAGCAGCGTCGAAAGCACTCGGAGGCCAGATTGCCGTCACCCGTACCCACCGCTCAGCCTAACTCCGAAACACCATCCATCGGGGACAACCTTGCCGTCGCGCTCGAATACATCGCAGCCGGGATTCCCGTCTTTCCCTGCCGCGTCTCGGGAGAATTGGATCCACACACGGGCAGAGTGTACGGCCCAAAAAGCCCACTGACATCAAATGGTCTATACGGCGCGAGCACGAACGAAAAGATCGTGCGCCAATGGTGGCGGCGGAATCCAGATGCGTTGGTCGGCATCCCGACGGGCGAGAAAACAGGCTTCTTCGCGCTCGACGTGGACGTGAAGGAAGGCAAGCACGGCGACGTCAGTCTCGCAGCCCTTGAGGCCGAGCACGAACCGCTGCCGCCGACCGTTGTCGTGCAGACGGCAACGGGAGGAACACACTTCCTCTTCAAACATGTGGATGGCCTGACCACCTCGACAGGCAGCCTTCCTGCAGACATCGATATACGGGCGCAGGGCGGCTATGTCATCGCCGCTGGCAGCACGCTCGCAGATGGAACTTTCTATGAGTTCTTGGGAGGCCATACCCCGTGTGGCTTCACGGCAGAGGTTGCCGAGGCCCCTAAGTGGTTGGTCGACATCGTCCGATCGCCCAGGCGGCCGCTGCGGCATGACTACACGCCTGCAAATGACAATGCACCTGCAGGCGCGGCCGAAGTCGAGGAGTTGCTGAGCTTTATCTCGCCAGACATTGGCTACCAAGACTGGGTCAACGTCCTAATGGCAGTTCATGGCGCCCTGGGGGTCGATGGGTTCGCCATTGCCGACGCATGGAGCGCTCGCGGCGCCAAATACAGAAAAGGCGACGTTGCCGCGCGGTGGAAAGGTTTCACAGCGGGCAAAGGCGTCACCTTAAGCACCGTTGCGCAATTGGCCCGCGACGGGGGCGCCGATTTGTCTGCAATCGCGACGAAGCATCGCGGCCGTCAGCATGACGTCACGCAGCAGATGGACCCGGAAAAAGTCGAGGCGTTCGTGGCCAAGGAGCTTGCCAAGAAAACACCTGTGGCTGCAAACGACAACGATCCCGTTCCGGCCGAGCCTCGCGCGCTCTCGATCTTCGAATGGACGGTTGACCGTTTCAAGGGAGAAGCGCCAGCGGTTCAATATCTCGTAGATGGTGTCATCCCGCTTGGCGTTCCAGGCATGGTATCGGCGGCCGGCGACACCGGAAAAAGCTTCGCGCTTCTCGAGTTACATCGCCGGGTGGCCTTCGGCAGCGGCGGACCATTCGCAACTCCGATCTTTGGCGGCCAGGTCGTGGGCGAGGGAACGTCGGTGATGATCACGAGCGAAGACGACGCCAACGAGGTGCATCGCCGCATTGACGCGCTCGACACGAAAGGCAACCGCTACAGTCCCGCGGGTAAACGGATGATTGTCGTTCCTTTGCCTTCTGCAGGCGGTGCCAGAGCCTTCTGGAAAGAAGACAAAAAGCAGGGACTGATTGAGACCGATGATTTCAAACGTACCTGCGACGAGCTCGCGTCGATCACAGACCTGCGCCTTATAACTTTCGACCCGCTCGCGAGTTTTGCTCACTTGCCGCTTAACGAGGATCCTGCGGCGGGACAATTTGTGTGCACTTCCTTGTCACGGTTGGCGACGGAGACTGGCGCGACGGTTCTCGTCGCCCATCACATGCGTAAATCAAAAAACCCGATCGAGACGCTTGCTGATGCTCGTGAGGCAATCCGCGGCAGTACAGCGCTGGTCGATGGACTTCGACTAGCTTACGCAATGTGGCCAGCAGATGAGGCGAGGGCGAAGCGCACCTGCAAGTCCCTGGGCATACAGTATCAGCCTAATCGGATTGTTCTGGGCGGCGTCGTCAAGGCAAATGGCGCCGCTCGCCGCATCATGAGTACCTATGCGCGCAGCGATTCCGGCCTGCTCGTCGATAAGACCGCTGGGCTCGGCACCTCGGCTCCTGCCCAGGATGATCTGCGCACAGCGCTTGTTGTGGCGGTTGAGGCTGCCGCCAATGCAGGCTCGCCATTCACGAAGACCGGAGCAAGCGGGCTGTTTGAAATGCGCGAGCGCCTTCCAGAGGAGCTTCGCAGGATCGCCAAGGGACGACTGGACGCATTGGCGACCGAAGCACTTGAACGCGGCGAGATAGTACGCGCTGCTGCGAGGGGCGAAAAGACCGCTAAATGGCTCGATGTTCCCGGCGGCATCTTCGCAATTGGGCTGGGCAACTTCACAACGGGCACGCCGCGTTAGGAGCCGATAAATCCCGTTCCCAACCATTTCTGGGAACGGCCATTCCCATGGGAATGGGAATGTTAAATAGTTGAAAAGAAACGATTTCCCGTTCCCATTCCCAGCGTTCCCAAGATTTTTGGGAACGGATAAGCCCTTGAAAATAAAGGCATTCCCAGGTTCCCGGCATTTGCCCCTCTTTCAGAGGGGTAGGCGTCTGGGAACGCCATACCCCGAAAAGAGAAGGAGAAGCGATGAAGCTGCTCGAGCATCAGTGGAGCGAGAAATGAAGCGACAAGGTCCAGGACGACTATCCATCGAGATCGCCGACCAGATGGCCCCGCGTGATCCGAAGTACCAAGGTCGACACTACCGCGCCTGTCTCGTTGACGCGCACACAGTCATCGAGGCGTTCAGGCAACGGATCACGGACCTTGAGGTAGATCTGGAAAGGGTCAAAAGAGATTGCGAGTACACGCTCAGTCTTTGCGTGACGCGAACCGCAGCGGAGGAAGCCAGACTGGGTGCGTTCAGACTGGCTCGCGAGAAGGCCGCGCTCCTGATGGAATTCCCCGGCGGTTTAATCAATCAGGCATCAGAAGACATCCGAGACATTCCTGACCCTAAGCCGAAATGGAGCAAGGCATGACGAACCCCCGCCATCGAGATTTCTCGAAATTGTCCGAGCTCCTTGCGGAGCATAGCCAGTCAACCAGCCCTCCAAAAAAGCCAGTCGCCGTCAAGCTGAAGTGCACCGTCACGCCGGCAAACGACAACAAACCTGCTCGCGAGCAACTGGCTTGGCCAGCGCTTGAACGGCTCGCCTACCGCGGCGACTATCGAAGGCTTTTCGCCCTGCGCCACTGGAAGAACATGGTTTCTCCGGGATCGGAGGTTCAGGCGCCGGAAGAAAACCATCTGGATCCGGAGACCACTATTGAAGTTCGCCCCTCCGAGGCGGAGCTCCTCGCCGCCGTCGGTTGGAGGGCCATCGACAAGGAGCGGTGGCATTTCACGAACGTGATCGTCAACATCTATGAGCGGAAGGACTGCACACCGACTCACCACAAGAACAAAAATGGCGGCGAGGATACCCAGATCGGCAATCTGCTCTTCCGCGATGGCAGGTTGATTGAGTGGGGTAAGACGGGCAAGGGTGGCTCACTACGCCCCGTGGAACGCCCTCGTGGCGCCAAGGGCGGAGCCTCGCCGGGTAGGCCTGATGCCGCAGTCTGGGCTTACTTGAAGCTGCCGGGCGCCGTGGCGTCACCATTGACGGCCAAGCCGTATTCAAAGCCTCTATCGGGTGAACCGGTTATCGGCGACTTTTATCCGCCTTTGCCGCGGGAAGCCCCCAGCACGAAGGACCGTCACGGCCGATTCGGCGTTAAGGAAGGGCGCGCGATGCTACAGGATCTCGGAGTCGATGGCTCGGTCCCATTCGAGCGTCTCCCAATTCCGGCAACCCGATGCCCCGATGGACTTGTTTCCGGTCCCCAGTGGGTGGGAGGAGTGAAAAGGCCGAAACCGACAGGAGAGATATCGGCGGCAGCCGGCCGAGAGCCCGAATTCGTGCGGCAGGTCGAGGTTCTCGACTATGTTAATCATCTCCGCCGTCACCTCGGGCGCCATGCACTTGTGCTCGATATGGCGATAACCGATGCGACAGCGAAGGAGATTGGCATCGCTATGGGGCAGGCGCCTGCATACGCAGAGAAGCGTGGCCCGTCACTCATTGACGCTGCGATTGACGCGCTGATCAATCTCGATGAGACGGCCCGCGCGGAATTCGCGCCGGCGGAAGAAAAAATCGCGGCATGATGTCCGGTAAATAGCGTCTTCACGTCGTATTTTATTGAAGGGGTGAAATTCCTCGAAGGCCGCCTTGTGCGGCCTTTTTGCATTGAGGCGCTGTCGGGCCGCGGACGTTCTACACTCGCGAGCATTGCCGGGACTGCCTCATCCCCCATTGCCTGGCGCTGCCTCCTCTCGGCGACGGGCGATCAGCGGCCGGCTCCCTGTAACGGGTTGAGCTGGCCGCTATTGCAGCTCGATAATCTTGCGAATGATTTGGTCACCCAAATAACGAGTATTCTTCGGCGAGCCTGTGCTGTTGAGCGGGTCGACCTGAAGTTCTGCCGCGAACTCTCGCAGGATCGGAAGCGCGGGCTGCTGCAGCTCATCATCTTTGATAACCTGGACAGTCCCGTTCTCGTATTGCTTGAGCGTGTATCCTTTGTATTGCGCTTCTTTGGTGACCAGCAGGTCGGCAACGGACACGTCATCGGCTTGGGCCGCAGATCGATAGATCGGGAAGATCAACTTCCCGGCTTTGTCCTCTCTCATGATGGCCCGCGCTTCGCTCGCAGGTTTATCTAAGAGGATCTCGATCGCCATGTCCTCCGTGTTGATGCGGAGGACGACTACTCGGTCGACGTACTCGAACGTATTGTGATTAAAGCCGACTTGGTTGCTAGACGTTATCGTTTTCACGGAAATGCGCTCACCGCCAGCGCTGACGACGTCATAGCCGCGTTGGTTCACCTCCGTCGCCATCTGTCCATAGGTGAACATGGCCGTGTAAAGCTCACCGATTCTGCCTGTCAGGTGATTGAGCTCTGCGGCGGGGACGCCCCACGAGAGCTCCCGCTCAAACCACGAAAGAGCCTCGCCGAGAGACTTGATTATCTGGAATTGGTTTAGCGACATCATTTCCCCCACCGATATGCCGCGACAGTATAGCGAGTCGTCACGTGCGAGAACTGCAATGCCCTCACGCGCTCAGCCATTTCGCCCGCCATCCCAGCGCTCCACACAAGAGCGAAAGCGTGATGCAGATCGCAGCCGGTACGATACGCCCTGGCGCGCCTGGTACGGCACCAAGCGTTGGCGATCGATCAGAGAAGCGCAGTTGAGCGCTCATCCCCTGTGCGTCATGTGCCTTGAGGAAGAGGTCGTCGAAGCTGCAACCGTTTGTGACCACGTCACGCCCCACCGCGGCAGTGAAGAACTCTTTTGGTCCGGCCCGTTCCAGTCCCTATGTGCCCACCACCATAACAGTGCCAAGCAGCGCGAGGAGCGCAAAGGGGAGGGGCGGGGAACATCGCTCGCCCCGTTCTGCCGCCAACCGGCGGCCTAAGAAAAAATTCACGTCCGCAAAATTCGAAATCGGAGTTTGGTGCCATGGCAAGGCCGAGGAAGCCGACGGCTGCCCTCGAACTGAAGGGCGCCTTCAAGAAAGATCCGCAGCGCAAAGCCGCGCGCAAAAACGAGCCGAGGCCGAATGGCCCGGTGGGCGCGGCCCCTGAACATCTCGACGCTGATGAGCGGAAGCTCTGGGATGAGCTCGCCGGCTACGGCTTTTGGCTCACCGACGCAGACCGGCTGATGCTCGAGATCGCCGTCAAGCTAATGGCGCTGTTTCGCCAGAACGCACTCGACGGCGGCGGCATTTCCAAACTGATCGCCGCACTGGCCAAACTCGGCTTCAGCCCAACCGACCGAAGCAAGGTTCAGGCGCCAGGCGCCAAGGAGCCGGAGGCGGACCCGTTCGCGGATTTCAAGTGAGCTCATGCAATATGACATTGATGCCGAGAAGTATCCGCACGTTGCGGCCGGCTACCGTTATGCTCTTGATGTGGTTGGAGGCCGCATCCCAGCGTGCGAGTACGTTCAGCAGGCGTGCCAACGGCAGTTGGATGATATTGCCCGCTCGATAAGCGCGGAGGGGTGGCTCTACTATTTCGATCACGATGCAGCGGAGCGCGTCTGCAAGTTCACCTGCTTTCTGCCGCACATTAAGGGGCCGCTGGCGGGCCAGAACCTCACGCTAGAACCGTGGCAGTCTTTCATCCTGACAACTGCATTCGGCTGGCTGCGGCACGATAATGGCAAGCGACGATTCCGGCGCGCATACACAGAGGTGCCGCGAGGTAACGGCAAGACAACCCTCTCTGACGGGCCGGCGCTTTATTGCGGTTTTGGTGAGAGGGAGGGTGGCGCTGAGGTATACTCTGCGGCCCGCACAAGAGACCAGGCCAAGGTCGCGTTTTCGGCTGCGCAGGCGATGCTTCGCCGAGCCACGGCATTGCGCGAAGCACTCGGCATTGATGTTGAGGCGCACCGCATTATTCAAATGCGGTCGAATAGCTATTTCGAGGCGCTTTCCGCCGACGCCGACTCCCTCGACGGCAAAAATGTGCACTTCGCCCTTATCGATGAGCTCCACGCTCACCGCGACCGTGGCGTGTACGACGCCATTGAAACAGGTGCCGGCAAGCGAAATCAGTCGATGGTCTGGGCAATCACAACGGCTGGAGCCGACAAGACCGGGATATGCTACGAGCACCGCGCCTATACGATCAACATTCTGAAAGGTACGGCGCAGGACGACACCTATTTCGGCATCATCTACACGATCGACAAGGATGACGATTGGACTGAAGAGGCCATCTGGCGCAAGGCGAATCCAAACTACGGTATTTCGGTCGAGCCAGAGCACATAGCTGCTCTTTGCCGCAAGGCGATGTCGTCACCAGCGTCTCAGGCGAACTTTTTGACGAAGCACCTGAACGTCTGGATCCAGACGAACGAAGCGCTTTACGACATGCGCGCTTGGGATCGATGCTTTGATGAAGAGATCGATATTGAGGACTTCGCCGGCGAACCGTGCCGCATTGCGGTCGACCTTGCCTCCAAGGTGGATATTGCCGCTGTCGTGGCGCTATTCGAGCGCGGCGACAAGGTTTACGCGTTCGCTCGCTTCTACGTGCCGGAGCAGGCAATCATTGAAAGCCGCAACGATTCGTACCGTGGGTGGGAAGCTGAAGGCAAGCTGATCGCCACGCCAGGCGACGTGATCGACATCGACAGGATCGAGCAGGACATCCTTGAGATGTCGAGCCGATTTCATGTTCTGGAGATCGCGTATGACCCTTGGCAGGCGCAGCAGATGGCCAACCATTTGGCCGAGCAGGGCGCCAACGTCGTTGAATACCGTCAGACCGTTCAGAATTTCTCGGAGCCGACGAAAGAACTCGATGCGCTCATGCGCTCCGGAAAGATCGCCCACCCTTACGGCCCCCGCGACCCTCTGTCGTGGATGATTGGCAACGTTGTCGGACACTACGACGCGAAAGAAAACGTCTACCCGCGCAAAGAACGGCCGGAAAACAAGATTGATGGCGCGATCGCCTTGATCATGAATCTCGGGCTGCACTTGCGGTCATCGGGCGGAGCTCAGGCCCCGTCCCCCTGGGAAGATCCCAACTTCAAAATAGCGGTGGTTTGATGTGGCCATTTAGAAAAGCCGCCGCGGAGACGCGAGCGAGCCTGGAGAATCCGAGCGTTCCGCTTTCTGACGTGAACGCCTGGCGCACTCTGATGGGCGAATGGCACGGGGTGGCCGGCGTTGTCGTGACGCACGAAACGGCGCTTGAAGTGCCAGCGGTGTGGTGTGCGGTGAATTTCATTGCCAACACGATCGCCAGTCTTCCGCTGCAGGTGTTCAAGAAGAGCGGAGAGGGACGTGACACCGTCGAGTCTGACCCGCTCTACAGCATCCTGCATGACGCGCCGAACGACGAGCTCACGTCGTTCATGTGGCGAAAGGGCATGATGATCAACGTCCTACTGCGTGGCCGCGGTGTTTCGTTCATCGAACGAAATAGGGCCGGCAGGGTGATGAGCATCTGGCCCCTCGACACCGACAAGCTGACGATTGAGCGCAAGAGCGGCCGCAAGCTTTACCACTACGATGACGGCGGGCGGAAAGTCACCTATGCAGCCAACGAAGTCCTCGACCTGACTTTCATGCTGAAGCCGGATGGCGTGTCTCACGTCGATCCGATTAGCAAGCTAAAAGGTGCGGTCGGCCTAGCGCTCGCGCTTGACGAGTACGCGCGCAAGTTCTTCGCGAACGGTGGCGTGCCGCCTCTGGCGCTTTACGGTCCGATGCCGTCTCCGGCAGCTGCATCGAGGGCGTCGCAGGACGTCGAGAAGGCCGTTCGAGACGCCAACGCCGAGCGTCGAAACGTCATGATCATGCCGACAGGGCATGAGTTGAAGGCCGTAGGCGTCGATCCGGAAAAATCGCAGATGGTGGAGTCCCGCCGTCTCGGGATCGAGGAAATCGCGCGCATTTACGGCATCCCGCCCGTCTTCCTGCAGGATCTAACTCACGGCACGTTCAGCAACACGGAACAGCAAGACCTCGCGTTGACCAAGCACCTGATTTCCCAGTGGGTTAAGGCGTGGGAACAGGAGTTAAACCTTAAGCTGTTCTCGGCGCGCAATCGCACCAAGTTCGTAGAGTTTAACCTCGATTCACTGATGAGAGGCGACTTCCGCACTCGTATGGAAGGCTACGCAAAGGGCATCCAAAACGGGATCTACACCCCCGATGAGGTACGCGCGATGGAGAACTGGCCGAGCAAGGGCGGCGACGCCGACAAGCTTCATATCCAAGGCGCCACTGTTCCTCTGGGCATGCAAAGTACCGCGGCTCGCCAGCCAGCCAACGACAACAACCCCGACGACGAGGCACAAGCCGCATGACTAAGATTGAGAAACGTGGCGGCACGCTTGGCGTTGAAACGCGAGCCGCCGATGAAAAGCGCACGCTGGTTGGATATGCGGCTGTCTTCGACGTCAGCGCCGATATCGGTGGCTGGTGGATCGAGCGTATTGCGCCAGGCGCTTTTGCTGAAGCGATTGGCGGCGACGTCAGAGCGCTAGTCGACCACGATGCCGGTCGGGTCATTGGGCGCACGAAGAGCGGCACTCTTCGCTTGTCAGAGGATTCCCGCGGCCTGGCCGTAGAGGTCGATGTTCCTGACACGACCGATGGCAACGACCTTTGGACGCTTGTCGAGCGGGGCGATATTTCTGGGATGAGCTTCGGTTTCGCCGTGAAGCATGATGAGTGGGACGAAACTGGCGAGACGCCGATCCGCACCATTCACAAGGTCGAGCTCTACGAGGTGTCGGCGGTCGCATGGCCAGCCTATGACGACACCGAGCTCGGAAAGCGCTCGCTGCAGGAGTGGCGGGACGCTCGTTCTGGCAACGAAGAAAACACAGATCCGGCGGCAGCGCCGGTAAGCAGGGCGGCGCACAGAGCCCGCCTGAAAATGGACCTTGAACTTAAGGTCCGCAGCACGCGCTGACCAAGCGCTGTCACCCACCAAGACTGATCCCACTGAGCTCGCTTCCGCGGGCTCTTTTCGTATGGAGACTCTATGTCCAAGATTACTGAACTGCGCGAAAAGCAGCAGAAACTCGTTGCTGACGCTCGCGCCCTCCTGGCCGACATTAAGGATGACACCGCAGAAGTGCGTGTCGCCGAACTCGAATCCCAGCATGACGCGGCCATGGCCGAATATGACCGCCTGGAGGCGCGCATCAAGCGCGAGGAGGCTCTGGAGGCCCGTGAGCGCGACCTGAACGCCGCTGACGACCGCCGTCCGAACGGTGAAGATCGATCGGTGCAGGGCGGCCGGCACGAGAACGCCGACGAAGCCCGCACTGCGGCGTTCCGGAGCTATCTCCGTCATGGCCTCGAAGACATGCCCGCTGAGGAGCGGAAGGTCGTTCGCGAGATGCGCGCTCAGGCTGTCGGTACCGACTCCAAGGGCGGCTACCTCGTGCCGGAAGGCTTCATGGCCGAACTGGTCAAGTCGCTCAAGGCTTGGGGCCCGATGCTGGATCCAGGCGTTACGCGGGTGCTGACCACGACCGCCGGCAATTCGATCCCATGGCCGACGATGGACGACACCTCTAACGAGGGTTCGCTCATCGGCGAAAATACGCAGGTGACCGAGACGGAAGTGGCATTCGGCACGAAGACGCTCGAGGCCTACAAGTACACCTCTGGTGTCGTGCTGGTCTCGGCAGAGCTTCTGCAGGATTCGGCTATCGACGTCGAAGGGACCGTACGTTCCGCGATGGCGGAGCGAATTGGCCGCATCGGCAACCGCCACCTGACGGTCGGCGACGGCTCGGCGAAGCCGAACGGAATCGTTACGGCAGCCACCGCTGTGACCGGCGTTGCTGCTGCCGCTGCGCTCACCTTCGACGACATGATCGAGCTGTTTCACGAGGTCGATCCTGCGTACCGCGATGACCCGTCGGTTCGCTTCATGTTCAACGACGGCACGCTGAAGTCGCTCAGAAAGATCAAGGACACCGTCACCGGAAATTATATCTGGCAGCCGGCCGACGTGAGGACTGGCGCTCCGGCGACCATTCTCGACAAGCCCTATTCTATCAACCAGGCGATGGCTGCGATCGGCGCATCCAACAAGTCCGTCGCGTTTGGCGCGTTCAATCGCTACGTCGTCCGGATGGTTCGTGAATTTGCGATCCGCCGCCTCGTGGAGCGCTACGCCGATTACGACCAGACCGGCTTCATCGGCTTCACTCGCCTCGACGGCGAACTGCTCGATGCCGGCGCAGTCAAAGTTCTGCAGCACGCCGCAGCCTAATAGGGAGCGGGCGGCCAAGCGCCGCCCGACCACCTCATGAACGTACGAGTTACATCAAGCCTCGCCGGAGATGGCTTCACCTTTGGCTGGGGGCAGATCGTCGACGCCGACGTTTTTGCCGCGAAGGTCGGCGCTGGGTGGGAGCGCAAGTGCGAGCCCGTTGAAGAGTCAGCCGCAGCCGCAACCGCCGCAGAAACAGCGGTTTTGCGGCCGCCACTCGAGACAGCCACCAAAAGGCGACGCAAATGAACGAATGGACACGGCTGGTCAGAACGGTTGCGCCGGCAGGACCGGCCGTGACCCTCGCAGAGGCCAAGCGCCATCTGCGCGTATTTCACGACGATGACGACGATGACATCTCGTCTATGATTGCAGCCGCGGAAGCATCGATCGAAGGCCCGAGCGGCATTGGCATTGCGCTGCTTTCGCAGACCTGGCGGTTGTCGCTAGACCAATTTCCTTGTGAGATCATCGTTCCACTTGGCCCGGTGACAGCCGTGACGTCAGTCACGTACCGAGATGATGCTGGCGTTGAACAGTCTGTGACTGGCCTACGCTTCGATCTGGACCAGCAGCCACTGCGGATCTGGCCGGCGCGAGATACATCGTGGCCGGCAGTCGCGTGCGAACCGGGAGCGGTGAAGATCACATTTGAATGCGGCCATGCAACGTTGCCGCAGGATCTCCGATGGGCGCTGCTGCTGCTTGTCGGCCACTTCTACGAAAACCGTGAAGCGGTAGCGGACGGCGGCTTGGCTGAGTTGCCGCTGGGCGTCGCATCAATTCTTGAACGCTACAGAGTCGGCCGGGTGGCCTGACTAAAAAGGACACAGCATGGCCGATTTGAGCATAAATTCCGCCCTCGTAGTTGGCGGCACAAATTCCACGCGCGACACCGGCACTGCGGGCGAGGCGATCACCGCTGGGCAGTCGATTTACCTGGACGCAACCACGAACAAGTGGAGGATCTCGGACAACAACGGCACTGGCACACGCACCGTTCACGGCATTTCGCTGAACGGCGCGTCGCTGAACCAGCCGGTATCGATCCACAAGAGCGGCGACATCACGATCGGCGCAACGCTGGTCGCGGGCACCGATTACTGGCTCAGCGGGACCGCAGGCGGAATTTGCCCCCGCGCCGACCTTGTGGCCGGAATGGACGCGATCCAGATCGGCATTGCGAAGAGCACGACCGTTCTTTCGGTCGACATCCAAGATCCTGGCGTGACGCTCGCCTAATGGCTTGGGTGAGGTTCAGCGCCAACTTCAATTGGGTCCAGCCTGGCTTCACCATCGCCTATAAAGCCGGAATGACGCTCAACGTCACGAGGTCTTGCGCCGACGAGGTCATCAGCAGGGGCGCCGCGGTGAAGGTTGCGGCGCCTCGCAAGGAGAGTACGGATGGCCAAGAAACCAAGCGCCGGCCATATGCATCAAAGGCTGCACTTTCAGAAACGCCCCGAAGGCGAGGATGAATACGGAAACCCGCAATCAGGACCGCACGAAACAGTCTTCACCGCGTCCGCCGAACTGATTCCGCTGCGAGGTGGTGAACCTGTGCAGGCGGCCAGGCTGGTTGGCGTGCAGCCCTACACGGTTCGAATTCGCAGTTGCGCTGCTGCGCGCGAGGTGACTCCTTCATGGCGCATCGTGGATGCGCGCAACGCGTCGCGCGTCATGAATATCAGGACCGTCACCAACCCAGACCAGAAAAACGCGTGGCTCGACCTGCTAGTTGATGATGGGGTGGCGACGTAATGACGTTCAAGGCGAAGGTTTTGGGCCGTGAGGCTCTTACGCGAAGGCTGAACGAGTTGGCGACCGCTGTCGAGAAGTACGCAGCCGAGGCAAAGCTCGAGATTGCCAAGGAAGCAGCCACCCGCATTGCGGCGAGAGCACCGCGAGGCGCAACTGGCGACTATGCCGCCAGCATCCAAGGCGCTCGGCTGGCGGACAACCCAGACAAAAAGCAGATCGGCATTACGCAGACCAAGGACAAGGATGCAACCGGAGTCTTCGCCGAATACATCTGGCGCTTCTTGGAATTCGGAACTGCCCCGCACAACGTCGCCCCAGGCGGTGGCAACATCAGTTTTAGCGGCGAAGCGCAGATGCACCCAGGCACGGCTGCGCAGCCGCACGTATTCCATACGTGGCGAGCCTACCGCAAAGCGGCCCGCCGCAAACTGCTGGCGGCCGTCAACAAAGGCGTCAGGGAAGCGCAGGGTAAACGCTGATGGCCAGTCCAGAGTTGGAACTGCAGGGCGCCATAGTTGCGCGCCTGAAGGCAGACGGTGCCTTGACGACGCTGATCTCTGGGCGCGTCTACGACCAGCCCCCGTCTCCTGTAACATTCCCCTACGTGACCATCGGCGAAGCGCAGTTCTTGCGTGACGACGCTACATGCATCAGCGGCGGCGAAATCTACGTGACGATGCACGGTTGGTCGAGATCTGTCGGCTTTCCGGAAGTTAAGCGTATCGCTGATGCAATGGCGGATTCCCTGCACTTGGCACCACTGACGCTCGTAACAAACCGCCTGATCTCAATTATGCACCGCCAGACGCGCGTTTTTCGCGATCCCGACGGGCTTACATCTCACGCGGTCATCGACTTCGTGGCCAATGTTGAGAAGCCGTAGCTGCGGCACGTCTGCAGCTACACACATCACCAAAACCACCAAAGCGACCCGGCCATCTGCCGGGTTTTTTCATACACGAAGGAACCTAACATATGGCAACTGGTCAGCAACTTGGCAGACTGCTTCTCATCAAAATCGGCGACGGCGCTACGCCGGAAGTCTTCAGCAACCTGTGCGGACTGAAGACGCGAAGCTTCAACATGTCGGCGAATGAGATCGACACTACCGTGCCTAGCTGCACCAACCCCGGCGGCCCGGTACAGAAGACCAGCCGTCCCGGCATCTCGAACCGCACCTTCTCCGGCTCTGGCGCGTTCGTTGCCGGCGCAGCAATGACGACCTTCATGGGCTTTGTTCGCGCGTCCAGCGCCTTCAATGCGCAGGTCGTCGTTCCTGGCGACGGCACCTACGAGGGCTCTTGGATGGTCACTGACTTTGAGTTCAGCGGCGACGTTGAGCCGAACATGGAATTCAGCGCGACTTTCGTCGCAGCCGGAGAGCTGACCTTTACGGCTGAGGTGTAATCCATGGCTAAAGAGGAGAGCGTAATGGTAAACGGCGCCCGCGGAGAAGTTCTGCTGACGATCGACGGCGTTGAACTCGTCATCGCCGCCACAATGTCCGGTCTCGCCGCTGTGTCGACGAGGCTGGATTGCAAGTCCTTTCAGGATCTCTTCATGCGCCTGTCTGGCGTTGAGGCGGCCGCTGTGTTGGCCGGCATTGAATTGCTGACCATCAAAGGCGATCGGCTTGCTGCGATTCAGAAGCTCAAGTTGAAGCACTTTAAGGACTGCGCCGCAGCGTTCAACGCCGCTCTCGCACATCATTTCGATGATGGTGACGAGGGAAACGTCGAAGCGGTCGCGGACGTGACGAAGTAAGCGCGCCATTCCCTTGGCGCGACTGGATGCGCATTGCGCTCGGTGGTCTTGGCTGGCGTCCCGCTGATTTTTGGGACGCCTCCCTGACCGAGTTCTTTGAGGCAATCCACGGCCGCAATGAAGCAAATGGCGCAGAAGGTGAGCAGAGCGCCCCGTCTGGTGGCGAAATGGATTCTCTTCTGGCGAAGTATGGTTAGGGCGTTGGTGCTTCCGGCGCCAGCTTTACGGCAGTTCCGCTAGCAGCCACGAATAGAATGCCGGCGCCGCCCGTTGAGAGCTCGTTGTAGTCGAGATCTACGGCGATAACGGCATCAGCGCCAAGCGCTGACGCCTCTCGCCTGAGCTCGTCCAGGCAGGCTGTGCGTGCCTCCTTGAGCGACTTTTGAGCAGAGTTTGACCTGCCTCCTACGAAGTCGCGCCAGTTATTCGCAATGTCCCGAAACACGTTCATTCCCAACGCGGCCTCTGCCGCAACAATCGAGACCACGCGCTCGATTGTCCGATTAGGAATGTCAATGGACGTCGTCAGGATGATGTTGTGACTAGAGGTCGCGGTCGGCGAACGTGCCCCATTCGATGTCGACTGTTTCTTACTCGAGTAATTGAAGCACTCATCGCAGACGCCAAGTTGCACTTGGTAATCCGGCTTCGCCGCTCCGCACTCTTTGCAATATGCCATCCCATCCCCCAAGAGCCCGACACCACGCGGGCTTTTTCTGTTTCTAGGATATTCGCCTGATGGTTGAAAAGACAGATGATCTTGTAATTTCCATCAGCACTGACCTGGCTACGGTCAAAAGAAGCCTGAAGCGCCTCGAGGCCGACATATCTTCGACCACAGGCAAGGTCGAAAAGCAGTTCAACGATCTTGGTCGCGGTATCGACAATTCCATGTCGTCTGCGCTGCAAAAGCGCATCGACGGCATGGTCGGGGTAGGAGCGCGCGGCGCAAAGGAGTGGAGCGGCGCACTCGCCGATCAGGGCAAGGAGCTTGAGCGCCTTCGCGCTCGCTACTCGCCGCTTTTCGCGACTATCAACAACTACAAGGCTGCTGTTGCCGATATTAAGCGCGCGCACTCGATCGGCGCCATCTCGGCAAACGAGATGACATCGGCTATCCAGCGCGAGCGGCAAGCCGCACTGGCCTCAACTGCGGCGATCAAGGGCAGGAATGCTGCTCTGGCGGCTTCGCCTGCAGGTGGCCGAGGAAGTATGGGTGCTGGCGCATTCAACACCTCGAACCTCGCCGCACAGGGGTTTGACATTGCGACCACCGCGGCATTTATGCCGTGGCAGACGGTCGCTCTGCAGCAAGGCCCGCAGGTTGCGCAGGTCTTCAACGACATCAGGGCAAGTGGGCAGAAGATCGGACCTGCTGTAGCTGGCGCCTTCTTGCAGCTTGTTAATCCGATTTCGCTGGTGACCATCGGCGTCATCGCTGCTGGCGCTGCGCTGATCCAATATATTTCGAGCTCGAAGGACGTCAAAAGCGCAGACGACGTCCTGAAGGGCCACGCCGAGACTATCTCTCTCCTCAAAGAGAGGTACGGCGAAGCCGCAAAAAGCCTTAGAGAATATGCGACTGAGAGCGCACAAGTCGCTAAGGCAGATACCGAAGATCGCCTAAAGAAGGCGCGGGAACTTGTCGCAGAACAAGCCAAGATCGCGGCCTCCTTTGGCCCCGGCATACTGACTGAGAACGCCTCGATTCTAAAGGACATGAACCCGGATGTTGTCCGCAACCTGCGAGCCGCATTCGCTGATCTGAACACCTCCATCAAACGAGGCGAGCCTGACATTCTGCGTTTCCGCGAGGCTCTTTCTCGGATCGCTAATGACGAAAGTGTGCCGGAGCCTATAAGGAAACTGGCACAGGATTTTCGGCAATTCGACGAAGACACGCTGAAACTCGCAAAGAGCATTCCAGAGATGGTCAAGTCACTTGACCTGATTGAGGGGTCCGCGGGTCGGCAGACGCAAGCCATTAACAAACTCTCTGACGCTCTTCGCGATCTCAATAAAATTGGTGTGGCTCCGCTCACCGACCTACAGGAAGCGGAAAGGCTTTGGCGAGATGCTCGCCGCAACGCCGCAGGCCGTGAAGAACGTGATGATGCCGACACGGCGTATAGAGATGCTGTTCGCCGAATTGGCAACGCAAACCCGACTGTCGTAAATCCGGACGGGCGTACAGTACCGGTTCCAATACCCGGCCAGAAGCCGATTCAGCTTGGCGACGAGCCAGACAAGAAAGCCGAGACTGCCGCGCAGCGTGCTGCGAACGCCTATCGCGACCTGGTCAAGAGCGCCGACGACCGTATCGCCCAGCTGCAACTCGAGACGGAACTGACGGGTGAATACGGTGTCCAGACCGACGCCGCCCGCTTCCGGCTCGAGCTACTGCAGCAGGCGGAAGACAAGGGTCGGTCGCTCAGCGCCGAACAGCGCGCCGAAATTGAGAAGAAAGTCGAGCTATACAGCAAGTACTCGCAAGCGTTGGCCCAGGCCAAGCTGCATCAAGACTTGCTGGACGACTCCGCATTCGCCGGCCTTTCGAAGCAAGAGCAGGCAGTCAAGCTGCGGCTGCGGTCCTACGGGCTTGATGAGGATCTTGGTGGCAACAATGCCGCGATGATCCGCAACCGGTTCCAGCAGGAGGAACTTTCCGACCTAACGCAGTCGTTCCTCTCGGAATTCAGCAGCGGCATTCTCACTGGCGGCAAAAGCATCGGCGAATCCTTCGCTGATGCGGTCAAGAACGCCGCAGCCAATGCCATGCAGAAGTCGCTGGACAGCCTCTTTGAGCAGATCGGCGGCGCTCTTGCTTCGGCTCTCCTTGGCGGTGGCGGCAAGAGCGGCGGCATTGCTGCCGTTGCGTCTTCTGCGGCCACGACGTTTGCAGATCCTGTCGGGGCCGTGACGCGGAGTGCGCTGCCTGCGGTTGGCAATATTGGAATGTATGCCAAAGCCATCCAGGCAATTGAGAGCGGCGGCAACTACGGCGCACTCGGCCCAGTTACCCGCAATGGCGACCGAGCATACGGCGCCTATCAGGTCATGGGCAACAATATCGGACCCTGGTCTGAGGCGGCTCTCGGAAGACGGCTGTCGGCAAGTGAGTTTCTTGGCGACAAGTCCGCACAGGACGCCATCTTCAATCACCGCTTCGGTGGCTACGCCGACAAGTTCGGCGCAAGCGGCGCTGCCCAGGCTTGGTTTGGCGGCCCCGGCTCCGTCGGCAAAGGCGGCATGGGCGCGGACATTCTGGGCACGACTGGCAATTCCTACGTCGCCAAGTTCAACACCCAGATTGCCAAAATGGGAGAAACTGCGGCGGGCGCCGTCAACGGGCTTGGCGGGTTCAATTCCGGCCTGGCAGCGATCACCCAGAACATGGGAGCCGCCGGCGGTCTTGGCGGATCTTCGTGGCTGTCACTGATCACAGGCGCAGGTTTTGGCGGCTCCGCGCAGCTTGCCGCGAGCGGCGGCATAGGGTTGTTCGATAAGGGCGGCTTCACCGGGACGGGTGGCAAGTACACACCAGCGGGCATTGTTCATAAGGGCGAATACGTTTTCGACGCTCCTGCGGTCAGCCGCATTGGCGTGCCTACGCTTGAACGTCTTCGCGGATACGCCAACTGCGGATATGTCGGTGCACCTCGCGCACCTCGTCTTAATGGGCGTGGAACGTCTGCGAACAGCAACGTACAGCCTGGCATTTTGCAGGTGCATGTCAGCGGAGCGAGCGGCGACGAGCACATCCGCACGCTGGTCAAGCAGGGAGTGGGCGAGGGGCTTAGCCAGTACAACGAGAACCAGCGCCGCGGCGGCTTCGGCACCATGCAAAGCAGGTACACTAGCCAGAAGGGTTGATCGATGGCGGTCTATACGAACCAGCCGACGCTGGAAGCAAACTTTCTGGCCCCGGTGAAGACTATCTATGACGTCACTGGATCATCGATTGATGGTGGCCGTAACGGCGTAGGCGAGGGGCAGACAATCGAAATGAGCGGCGGCGGCATCGTCACCGCGACCTACGAAGACTGCAAAATCAAGAACCCCGAGCATTACGAATACGTGAATTGGCTTGGAGCCCGCCTCAACGGCGGGTTCCGCTTTATCAACGTGCCGATCATTACCGACTGGTTCGGCCCTTTCCCGAAAGTTGGTGGTATTCCTTCGCCGACCGTCAAAGACATCCCGCATTCCGATGGCTCTTACTTCTCTGATGGCGCAGGCTATAGTCAGGCGACGGTCTATGGCGAGATCACCGAAGCCGCGGTACTGAACGCCGGCATTATTAAGATGCGCGTGTATGGCCTCAACAGGCCGCTCCGCTGGTCCGACTGGTTTTCAATCTACCACACCACGAAAGGCTGGCGCGCCTACCGCTATTGGCAGGTGATCAGCAAGACTTCGGAAGAAAATCCGGTCTACACACTGGCGATCGCGCCGCCTTTGCGCGAGGCAGTCGCCGTCGGAACACGCGTCGAGTTCGCGCGCCCGCGGTTCGTCGCAAAGTTCAAGTCTGATTTCACCCTGCCTTCGGTGGTGGAAGCCTTCTTCGTGACACAGCAATCCATTCAGTTTGTTGAGGCGTTCTGATGAATAAAACGAACCGCGGGGATGTGAGCGATCGGCCTCTTATTTTGAGGACGACAGGGCGGACTCGATATCTCGGGCAACCTCTTCGGCCTGTTTTCTTGTCACCACAAGGTTCAATACGCCAATCGTCCCAAAACGAAGAGCAAGAGTGATCTTGCCTTGCGCTTCAGGGTCATAACTGGCCGTGATATTGGTTGGAATGTGTGCCAAGGAACCTCGCTCGCGGAGGCCAAGCACCTCCACAGCCTTGGATGAGTTCTCCAGCAGGCTGAGAAAACTGGCGAAGTCCATTGTGAGCGCGAGCTGGTTGTTCTCGATGTCCATTCCCAGAATGGATGCCTCACTCCCCTCATCGGGAATATCGAGACCCATTACAGTAAACGGCGTCGGCTTGAAGTCGCTCATCGGGCTCTCCTGTATCACTTGCTCGCCCTAACACGCGCGAAGCCCGACCGCAATTTCTTGGAAAGGTCTGCTTACGCGGCCCTTCGGCATTTTTGGAGGGCCTATGGGCTGGGTTCCAGACAACGTCATTAACGAACTGCGCGGCAGCCACCAGCTTGGGATATTCCTCCGAATCGGCACCACGCCGTCGCTGCATATGTGGTTCGGGATCAACGACATTCCGGCCAACTTCGACAGCATCGACCCGACTGGGACGGTCTACTTAGGCGGCGGCAAGTTGGTCGGCGTGCCAACGCTCGAGGTGCTGGTAAACGGCACGGCGGACAGCGTCGAATTCACGCTTTCTGGCATCGATCCGACGTCAGCCGCGAGGATGATTGACAGCCTCCCGGCGGTACGCGGCGCGACGGTGCAGATGGGCATAACGACGCTGGACCAATACTACCAGCCAATGAGCAACGTCATTCCGATTTGGACGGGCACAGCCTCGCATGTTTCGGAGTCGTCGCCAGCCACACCTAGCGGGCAGTCCGTAACGCTGACGCTGTCCCTAGCCGTTGTGGCCGGCGAGGCGACGAGGTCTCGCGGCTCGCGTTCCGTTTGGTCGTCTCCGCATCAGAAGGCGATCTCGCAAACAGACAAGTTCTGCGACGGCCCAAGCAGGCTTGCCAGGGGCGTACAGCCGGTCTGGCCAAACTTCTAGGCCGTAGCGCCCGAGGTATTCATGACACTGCACGAATTTCTGGCCCTGCCTCACCGTTTTAGGTGGGGCGGGATGGGTGGCGACGACTGCACGACGTTCTGCGGGACGTGGTTGCAGGAAAGCGTTGGGGTTGACCCGGCAGAGAAATTCCGCGGCACCTACAGCACAGCAAAGGGTGCTCACGACATTCTGGCGAAGGCCGGGGGTGTTGTTGCGTTCGCAGCAGCGGCATTGGAGCCGTTGGGGTTTAAGCGAGTCCAGCACCCGCAAGACGGCGACGTTGGTGTCGTTAAGGCACCGGCAGGACTGGACGGCGAGGCCAAAGAAATCTGCGCAATTCGCTTCGGCCCGCTCTGGGCGCTGCTGTCGCCCTCCGGTGTCGTCGCCAAGAAGTTGGACCACGTTGCCGTATGGCGAGCGCCTGGTGGAGATCGCGAAGAATGAGTTTCCATCACCGCATGATGCTGCAGCGCTATGGCCTCGGCAGCACGACGTCGCTTTACAGCGAAGTCATGTTTGACCCAATTTTCACGCCGATCTTCACTGCCGTCCTCGGTTCCGGCGGCTTCGCCATCGGCGCCACCACGATCACTTACGCGTCGATCGCTTCCGCGATTGCGACCACCGCCATCTCTATCGGTTTGCAGGCGCTCCTTGCGCAAGCACCCAAGCCCCCGAAGCCGGAAGACGGAAGAGCGCCGCTCAACCAGGCGATCCCGTTCCGCGTCTATGCCGTCGGCCGCACTCGCGTTGCCGGCGCCCGCATGATGTGGGAGGCGAAGGGATCGAACCTCTATTCAGTGCAGGCCATCGCTGGCCACCGGATTAAGTCGTTCAACCGCTTCTACCTGAACGACGACGAGGTGACGGTTGTCGACAACGTCGTAACGCCACTGACGACGGGAGGCAGATACGGCGCAGGTTCCGCTAACGTCAGGCTATACACGCGCCTCGGCGTCAATCCTGAGACGCCATACACCGAACTTGTTTCGGCGCTGGGCGCTGACGGCATCTGGACCAACGATCATCGAGGCGACGGTCAGGCGTCGCTCGCCATGCGCGCGCACAACGCGGACGCACAGGATCAGCAGACGGCTTTCCCATATGGCGCCCCGTCTCCTTCTGTGGAGATCGACGGCGCCTATTGCTGGGACTTCCGCGACCCGGCGCAGGATCCTGCCGACCCGAGCACTTGGACCTGGACTCGCAACTCCGCGGTTATCTGCGCGTGGCATCTCTGCTTCAATGAGTTTGGGTTCGGCCTCGACTATCAGAAGGCACTCCTTCCGGTCATCGATCTTTGGAAGGAAGAGGCCGACATCTGCGACGAGCTCGTGCCGCTCAACGGCGGAGGCACCGAAAAGCGCTACGAGTGCAACGGCTGGGACACGACCGAGAACGGCCCAAAGTCGGGACTGAACGCGATACTGTCCACCTGCGACGGCCACTTGGTCGCGCGCGGCGATGGAGCCCGAATCCTGACTGTCGGCAAGTTCCGCGAAAGCAGAACGGCAACGCTGACGGATGCTGATATCGTTGGTCATCAGGTCCAGTACGACGTGCTGTTTGAGGACGAGTGCAACAGGCTTGTGCCGAAGTTCACTTACCCGGCCACGAATTACACGAGCTGCGATACCGACTTCTTCGAGGACACAGCGGCGCAGTTAAGCGCTGGTCGAGTTCTGACGCAGGAAGGCAGCTATGAGTGGTGCCACCAGTGGCGGCAGGCAAGACGGCTCGGAAAGCGTGACTGGTTGCGGCTGCGGCAAAAAGTCAAGGGCAGCCTCGACATTCGCCTCTCCGGCATTAACGCTGTCTATGCTCGCTGGATTAGGCTGGAAACGCCGAACCGACTTCCCCGACTGGACGGCAAGCTTCTGGAGAATCGTCGCTCCGTTCTGGCATTGACCAAGGGCGGATTTTCGATGGACTTCGTCGAGCAGCCCGACGGCATAGACGATTGGAACCCGGCCACGGAAGAAGGTCAGCAGCCGCCGGTACCGCCAGCGGCTAACGCATCGAATATTCCGACTCCAGTCATCAACCTAGTTCAGGCGAAAGCCAGCAGCGGAAGCGTCTACATTCGCGTGGTCATTATCGACCCGGAAGATGGCAGCCTCACGCCAGTCGTCCGTTACCGGGTAGCCGATGCGGACGGCCTCGGGACACCTGGCGCGTGGGTTGAGCAACCGAATCCGAATGCGGAGCCGTCAGGCGGGTACATCGACCTTTCGACTGGGAATGTCCCGGCCGATAGGGCTCTGGATATTCAGACAGCGTTCATTGCGTCTAACAGACGGTACTCAAACTGGTCAGTGACCGAAACCGTAATTTCGACGTCTGATCCGATACCTCCGGACGCGCTTACGTCGTTCGCCCTGACCGGATCGGCGCCTCGGCTCGGAAACGCGCCATTCTCGTTCTCGACCGGCAACGACTCGCACATCAAGACTGTCAGGGTCTACCGCGTGACCACTGGAGCTACCTTCGATCCGGATACGGCCACGCTTGAGGGCACAATAGCTGTGGGTCCGTCTGCGAGCTACGCGTTCACTGACGGCGACACGACGCTAACGAACCTTTTAAGCAACGGTGATTTCGCCACGGACACTGTCTGGGCGAAAGGCGCGGGTTGGACGATCGCCAGCGGGAAGGCAACGCACGCCGCCGGCACGGCCGCGCAGATTTCGCAGGCGCTCTCGATGGCGAATGGCGATGTGATCCGCGTCGGCTTCGACGTTTCCGGCCGCACCGCCGGCACGATAACGGCCGGTTTGATCGGGCCGCCGAACGTCGGCGGTGTGGTGCGATCTGCTGACGGTTCGTATCGCGATCGGCTGACGGCCAACGCGAGCAGCACGACCGTGCGCTTCCTCGCCGATGCTGCTTTCAGCGGCTCGATCGACGACGCCATAGCCTTCAAGGAAACGGCCTCCTGCGCTCCGCAGGGTGTCTGGGACTACTACGCTCTGCCGCTTAACGGCTCAGGGGTTGAGGGACCGCACTCCGGACCCATCACAGTAACGATCATCTAAAAATCGAGGTAAACAATGGCTGGAGAGATTCGGGCGGTATTTGATTCCGTCTACGCTGATGGCCCGTCAACAAGTCCCAATGAACCCGACAAGAACCGCATTAGGTCTGAGGTCGGCGGCACAATCCAGGCAGAGTATGACAAGCTTCTCTCCGTCTCTACGACGGGGGCGAGCTGGCATGACCCCGTCCGCGTAGCGAGCGGTACCAACGTCGATGCGACGACAGGTCTTGAGAACGGTGACATTCTCGACGGGGTTACCCTTGCGACCGGCGACAGGGTGTTGCTCTACGGCCAGACGTCGGCCAGCCAAAACGGCATCTATGTCGTCTCTGCCTCCGGATCGGCTTCGAGGGCGGGTGATGCCAATTCCGGCGACGAGCTGCTGAGTCTCGCGGTTTATGTGCGGGCTGGCACGGCGAATGCAGGCAAGCAGTTCATCTGCACGACGCCAGCTCCGATCACCGTCGGCGCGACCGATATCGAGTTCCACGAGATGGCCGACCAGGCACTCTACAACGCCGCGATCGCCGATCTCGAAACGAACAAGGCTAGCCATGGTGATGTTGACGACGCCGTCGTCTTCACTTCGCCGTGGCTGTGGAACGAGCCGTTCACGACGCGCGCCGATATCGAGGATGACGTCATCGATGAGGCGGATACCGAAGGCAGCTTTCTCACGATCGTCGATCGGTTCGGCCGATACCGTTTTGTTCGCGAGGGTGATCCGGAAAATGCCGCCGACGGCCGACCCGGAGAATCGTTGACCGATGCGGTCGACCGATACCTCTCCATGTTCGGACCGAATGGGGAATTGGTCGAGCCTGGGCAGGGGTTTGGCGGCGTCGTCGGCAAGGAGCCGGATGGACGCCCCTTCGCCATCGACGAGTTCGGTACGAAGACGATCCTGTCGCAAACGCCGGCAGTCGGCGAGGTGGCGATGGGTGGCCCCTATCTCGTCAAGGTCGCATTCGCCGAAAAGGGGCTCGGGCTCAACAGCGTTCGTCTGTTCAAGCCGACCAGCGCGGGTGGCTCGATCTATGCCGGGCCGATCATCGTCTATAACGAGATCGACGGCCAGTCGCTCAGCGCCGGCTCGGGGGCGACGGAGGCCTATTACCAGATCCGTCATACCTACAAAGGCTGCGCGATGATGATCAGGCGCGTTGACGTGAGCGTGAACGACGTTCGGGGCGCCAATTACCAGCTGGACACGCAAACCCCCTCGCTGACTGAAGGCAACGTGCTGGCGCTTATGACGCTGGAAGAGAAGCTTTCGCCGAGCGGCTATGGCGGCCAGACGGTGTGTTCCTCCTTCGCCGACAAGATGTTCGAGCATATGGAGACCGATGTCGGTCGCCCGCAGATGATGCTATTCGCCTGCGTCGGCGTCGGCGGCGCTTCCTATGCCGAGCTCGATCCCTCGACCGTCTGGTGGACGAACAAGCTCAACATCCTGCGCGCCGCCAATCGCATTGCCCGCGCGAACGGCGCCCGGCTGATCAAGCCGTTCAAGAAGCTCCTGCACGGGGAAAGCGACCACCTGCGCTATTCTCCGGCCGAACAGGCAGCACATAGCGGCTACTATGCCGATATCCTCGCCTGGCAGGCACAGGACAATATCGACACCAAGGCGATCACCGGCCAGGAAGTTGACGTCCGGTTCATCTTCCTCGCCGAAAGCCAACGGCATGTACTGCTCGAGGCGACGTCGGCGGTGGCAATGCTCGATGCGATGCGCGACCACCCGGACAAAGTGGTCGTCGCCGGGCCGCAGTACCCGATCCATGCGCAGGGCCACAGCCAGGCCGATGCCGTGCACCTCAAGGCGAGCGGTGAGGTGATCGCCGGCGAATACTTGGCGCGGGCGGAATATGAGCTCGGCATGAAGCGCAATGCAGCATGGCGGCCGCTCTACATCACCAACGTCGCCTATGACGGCAACGTGACGCTAACGGTGACCGTGAACAATCCGGCAGGCACGACGCTGGTGATCGACACGGCCACCATCAACGCGCGTGAGGGCATGGGCTTCAACGTCGCGACCGACGGCGTCGAGACGGCAATCAGCAATGTCGCGGTAAACAGCCCGACGCAGATCACGATCACGCTTGCGGCCGTCCCCCCGGCCGGGACCTATCGCGGCCTCTACTACGCCTGCAAGGGCGCTGCGACGATCGGCGAGGCCGATCCGCTAACCAACACGCCGGCTGGCAACATCCGCAACACTCGCACCGAGCAGAGCCGTATTCCCGGCGTGACGCTGCACGACTGGCTTTGCGCCGACTATCGCCCCTTCTGATCTGATCTCGAAAGGCATCGCACATGACCGACTACCCCTACGACTTCCCTTCTTCCGTCCCGCAGCGCTTTCGGCCGCGGCGAAAAGGCAGGGCGAAGATCCCGTTTCCCTGGCTCGGCGTCGATACCACGCCGGAAGGAAAGCGCATCCTAGGTCAAATGCCGGGGGCACTTGGCTTGATCGATCCGGGGAACCTCAAGACGATCGCCGGCGTCGGCCAGACGATCACCTGCGCACTTACGGGCGCGGTCTACACTTCAGCGATCGCCAATTGCACCCTGGTTGCGAAGGGCAGTGGCAAGGTGCTTTCCTCGACCGGCACGATGGGCTTCAAGCCGAACCTCGACACTGGCATCGTCATGTCGAAGGATCGCTGGACGGCGATCTTCGTCATAGCGCCGGATTCGACGGCGACCGGCATCGGTTATCTGTTCTCGAAAATCGTGGCGGACGCCAGCGAGGGGCGGCCGGATTTCTCGATCGGCATGAACAACCTGCACATCTGTGAGTTTGATCACGTCCCCGGCGTCTCGTCGCAGATCATCTCCGACTACACCTTCGGCGAGAACGATTACAAGGTCGTGGCGATCTCTCAGAGCCCGGAGCATGGGATGACGCTCTCCATCAATGGCGTGGTCAACAAGACGTCGCCAACGAGGACGGAAGGGCTATCATCGGTCATCGAGGAGCGCATGTTCCAGGTTGGCGACTATGGCGCCAACACGACTCTCGACTATCGCGGTCTTCTCGGCTGGAGCTTCTTTGCCGACGGCGACTACCACGACCCGCGCTATGCCGATGCGCTCAGCGTCTGCGTCTCGGTGATGCGGGACTTCTACGCGATCTGATTACAGACCCCGCCTTGGCGGGGTTTTGATGCTACCTACGCGCCTTCTTTGCCCGGAGGGCCTTCTCGATCACTTCGATCCGCTCCACGACATAGAGAATCTTGAAGGTGGGAATGCTATTTTTATCGGGCACCATAGCTTCGAAGACAAGCTGTGTACCGTTCGGGTGATCGTTGGCGTGCAGCACTTTGCTGAAGTCGACAACCGTTTTGGTCTTATTCGTCGTTGTCAGTGAGATCCACATGAATGAAAAGCCCTAAAATTGCATGGTCATAGCTCGGAAGGCGCATGCGCTAAAGCACAAGATCTCTAGGTCATGCAAGTGAATTTTTCATGCATAAGTTGAGTTTTGGCCAAAAACTCGCTCGACAGCGCCACGCCTTGCAAAATAAGCGAATTACCTAATAGGTTGCAGCGTCTGTGAATTCGAACGCTCAGACGCGGGGCCTCTTCTTTCGTCGAGAGAGAAGGGGCCTTTCCTTTGCCTAGAAGGGCAGAGCTCACTAATTCTCCACCACAGGAATCCCAATGACCATCACGACCACGTCACCGCGTGGGCGCGCCTTTGTGCGTGGCCACGAAGGCAACCCGCTGACCTGTTATCTGGATCCGGTTGGCATTCCAACGATCGGCACTGGCTTCACGATTCGCAGCGCTGCCGTTCGCGCGGCGCTTAAGCGGTTGGGAATTACCAAACTCCTGCCAGGCAAGACGAAGATTACGGCCGAGCAAAGCGACGCCATTTTCGCAGCCGTGCTCGCTGACGAATTCGAGCCTGCCGTTGTTGCGTCTTCGCCAACGAGCCGCAAGCAACACCAGATGGATGCTGCCGTCAGCGCAATCTACAACCTCGGCGCTGGCGCCATGCAATGGACGTGGGCCGACCTTTGGCGCGCTGGCAAGGTGAAGGAGGCGGCAGTCTATCTCGGCAGCAACTACAATACGGCCGACGGCAAGAGACTACCTGGTCTGGTGCGGCGCCGGAAGGAAGAAGCCGACCTGTTCCTCAACGGTCGCTATGCCTCTGTCGGCGGCGCTGTGAAGGAAGCGACCGACAAACCACCTCGCAAGCCTGACGCCGTCGTCAAAGAGGCGCAGGAAATCCTGACCAGCAAGGGCTTCAATCCCGGCGCCATTGACGGCTGGATGGGCGAGAAGACGCGAGAAGCCGTCATCGCATACCAGAAGGCGCACCCGCACCTTGAGGCGGATGGCATTCTCGGGCCGGCAACGTTGTCGCAGCTGCGGCGCGACGCCAAAGCACTACGCGATGCAGCGACCAAAGGCGCAGGCTCTGCGGTTGGCTCTGGCGCACTGGCGTTCATGGCTGGCTTGCCGTGGGGTTGGATTGCGGCGGGCGCGCTGCTGCTCGCCGTTGGCTATGTGGCCTACCGCTATCGAGACGTTATTGTCCGCCGCTGGAATACCTGGCGCGGCAAGGAAGCTGCGGTGTAACGGATGATGCTCACCTCAGCCCCCGCGTGCCTCGTGGCTCCTTGCGAAACTTGGCGAGCGATCGTCTTAGCTTCGTGATGCTCTGCGTCACGTGCTCGATGATGAGCACGTGTTTTTCGCTCTCCAACTCGATGACGCTCCCGCATCTTCTGCAGGAGAGTTCGTCGTTTGCCTTCACCCAATCGACCGTCTTGCTGACCTCATGGCCACATTCAGGGCAGGGGATGTCGATCTCTTCATTGAACATGGCTTGCACTCAGGTTGAGTGCGGATAGCAGCACAACCCGTACCGAGGTGCAATGCTTAGTCTCCTACTAAAATGGGTTACAAACGGCCCGCTCGACCGCATTCTCACGTCGCTCGACAAGTCGATCGACAACGAGACGGAACGGCAGAAAGTCGCGGGCGACGTCATCGCCAAATACATTGCCACGGAAGCGGAGACGCGCGCGACGGCCATGCAGTCACGTGTCTTCTGGTACGTGTGGGCGCTCTTCGCTGCGCCCGTTGGCTTCTGGCTAGGCGCGGTCTGCCTCGACAGCATCTTCCTGTTCTCCGGCCAGATCGCCGACCTGCCGCCGAGCGTGAAGCCTTACGCGACGCAAATCATTGCGGCGGTGTTTGGCTCTGGCGCCGGCGTCGCCGGCATTCAGTCGGTCGCTGCGGCGATTAGGGGGCGGCGATGACCATAACCGCAGAACTTGTCGTATTCATAATCACGGTCTTTGGCGCGCTCTCGGGCGTTTGGTGGCGCGTGGAGAGCAAGGTGAAGGTTGCGGAGGATAAGGCTGATAAAGCCGCAGCCGACTTGGCTCAGCATCGCGTTCATTCCGCCGAAACATTCGCCACCAAGGCTGGGCTTCAAGAGAGCACGGCACAATTGCTGCGCGCCATTGAGGGCGTAGGAAACAGGATCGACGGCGTTCACGAAAGGCTTGATCGCGTTTTCGAAAGCCGCACGTCCGGCCGCAGGACATCAATATAGAATGCCGGCAAACAAGCACGCACTTGGCCCGCAACCTTAATCGGTTGCGGGCCTTTTTTATTTAATTTGGGAGGACACCCTCGCGAATCGCGGGAGGAGCGAGTACCTGTTGGCCAATCTAGGGTTGGGGGTGAAAATGCGAATTCCAGCAGTTGTACTCGCGGTGTCGATTTCAGTTATTCTTTCTTCATGTCAGACAACAGCTCAGACGCCAGAAAACAAAGCTGTCGTCTCACAGATTCCAAACGACTATAAACAACAAACCGTCGCTTATTTTAAGAAGACTCTAAAAGATCCGTACACTGTTCGTGATGCCGAAATCACGGAGCCTACTGTCATCTTTGTGGGGTTGGTAAATGGTACAACTGCCCCCGGTGTGTGTGTCCGAATGAACGCGAAAAACTCATTTGGCGCTTACACTGGAGTTGAAGCTTTCTCGGTGGCCTTCAAATCTGGGAAGATATTCTTGGTAAACCCGCCATTGTTTGACACATGCACCAAAGCGAATTGGCGTGCATTCCCCGAGATGAATGGCAGTCAATAGTTAGACGGCTTACCTCGACATCCGGCTAGTTCTCACACGAGAAATGCTCAATGAGAGCAACTCCGAGCACGATTGCCGCTGGCTCGTGGATTGCCCCGGGGTTCTGTTCAACGTGGCGCGTGAATGCGTAAATCACCTCGCGAGTTTCGTCTTCTCCGGAAGAGGAGGGGCGGAAACACAGCGGCCACCCGCTTTTGCTTTCCCGCTTCAGCATCGCGTCTTGTGTCGCCCAAGAGCCTATATAGCCTTCGACGAAGCCGAGGCAGTATGACGCGAATAAGTGCTGCTCCAGCGAAAGATCTGTGTCGCCGGCGAGAACGCGCTTCGCAAGAGAACAACCTTTCACCAGACTTTGTGTCGTTCCCGCATAAGAGGATGCACTTCCCGTGAACGCCAGCGCCAGAAGTGCAAGTCCGATTCTTTTCTTCATACCTAGACCTCAAGCGGGCATTTTCATTCGGTCCAACCATACCATCCAATTATTAATGAGCATTCCATAGGCTCACTTGCTTTACCTTTCCCAACCCCACAGCATTGCCGCTGTGCGCCATAGCTGCCGCTGATTTGCATAATCAAGCAATTGCGCGATGCGCACCGGTCTGCTTTTCTCTTGGCATGGACACGAAACTTGCAGACTTGAAACTCCGGCCTTGGCTTCTCCGCGAGCTAAACCTGACCGGGTATGAGGTGGTCGGAGATCTGCAACATCTGCCTACTGCAGAATTGCTGCGAATACCCGGTATGGGCGGAAGTGACTGGCGCAAGATTGCCAAGGCACTGGGGCGAGATCCATTCCCCGCCCCGAAGAAACGTCCATAATCCAGTTGGGAAATCAGGCGCTTTCCCTTGATTCCACTCCCGCCGCCCTATCGCCGAGGCTCTCTTATGAAGAGGGCATTGCCGTCTCGGTTTTGACACTTCGCGCAGCGCATTTTCGAGATGGCAGCGCCTCGATGAAGGGGAACGAGAGGCGCTGCCTGGTGGTCGACTTGGCGAATAGCGAAAGGGAATATAAAGTCGACCTCGCTGAAGTAGCCGCTCCATGAAACAGCGACTGCTAACGAACTCCTTGGCCCGCCGATAGTTCCAAGTTTTTCTGCTTTGGGGTTTTGCCGCGGTCCCTTCCGAAGCTTCTGATCTGCTAAAAAAACAGCGCTCCGGCAGATGCGATCAGGAGCGCTGCAGTTGTCCGACACGTGCGATTGTCCGCCAGTCGAAATTTAGAGGGAGAAAACAACCTTCTAAAATGAGGAACGCCTCTCTAACACCGTGTTGGCTGGAATGTTCCGGAACAATCCCATTTTTCAAGGTTGGCGAATTTCAGGCCGGCTCCGGTAGTGGCTGGGGAAGGGGACTGTCGTCTCCACCGCCATCATCATCATCCGGCCACCATCCCTGCCAATCGTCGCCCAGCGCTTCCTTAGCCTGGCTGCCATCGAGGCGGGCGATGAGGCTCTGAAGCAGTTCGTGCTCTGAAATGCCGCTCTCCGGCGGCAGGTACTCGGCGATGTCCTTCTGGCAATCCCAGATCAGCTGCTTCATCTTCTCTTTGTCGGCCATAATCCGTCTCCTCGGCTGGTGAACACGTCACAGGGCATGAGGTTCCAGCCCTTGCCGGCGGCCGGTCGTCTCCTATCCTTCATGGTTCATCATGGAGGAACCACATGGCAGACAATCCAAAGAAGAAAGGCCGCGATCGCGAGCTCGTTTCGGAACAGGAACACGAGGTCGCCTACTTGATGAAAACGGCGAAGGTGTCGCGACAGAGGGCGCTGGAAGCGATCCGCGAAGCCGGGCCAAACCGAGAGAAGGTGATGGCGTATCTGGGCAAGAAGTAACGGCCTTCTTCAGAAGAGTGTCGCCTGCTGACCAGCGTTGGTCTGCTGCTCAACTGGCAGCAACGTCATCGCCTCTGCAGGGTACGGGCGCTGCAGCGCCTTGGCGTCCTTCCAATCCGCCGTGAGCCACAGTTCGATTTCATCAGGCTCGGTCAGGATGACCGGCATCGCTTTCGGATGGATCGGCTTGACGACCGAGTTGGCCTCGCAGGTGAGGAACGCGAAAAGTTCGTGCCCGCCGACCCGCGGGCTCTTCATCGAGCCGCGGGCGCCCTTCCATGGCGTCCAGATGCCGGCGAAAAAGGCGAGGGGGCGCTTGTCGTCGATCGCGAACCAGCGGTCGGTCTTCTTCGGCTTCGTGTCCTCGTATTCGCAGAAGGCCGTCCACGGCACGAGGCAGCGGTTCTTGACGCCGGTCCAGCCGCGCCAATGGGGAGAGTCGAGATTGCGAATGTTGGTGACGCCGTAATCCGGCCTGCCATTGGTGACCGTCGGCGGCGACGGCATGCCCCAGGTCAGATTGACCAGCTCGCGCTCGCCATCGGCGTTGTTGCGGATCACCGGCCCCGGCTTGTCCGGAAACACTTCCGTTGTCGGGTTAGCCCGGTTGGTCATGTCGCTATGCGGCCGAGCCGCATGCCAGAGCTCGTCAAATTCGACTTCTATGCGGTACCGATTGCACATCCACCCACTCCGAATCGCGGTCGATCCTGCCGAGCCGCCAACCATTGTTGCTCTTGTTTCCGCAGCGCGAACATCGGAGCTTCGACCGTAGATCGTCAAGGGTGCTCTGGCTGCCGAACCTCGAGGCGATCTCCCATCGGTTCACCCAATTGCGGAAATCACACGCGGCGCAGCGCGCGCCGAGGATCTGCTCCTCGCCAAGGTCGGCCAGGCGCAGGTGCCCGATACCGTCCGGATAGGCTCCGCGGGTGTCGGGTTCCAGGTCAATGCCGCGACTGTGCCTCATGGCGCGACTTCCATTCCGGCTGGTGCACGAAGCAGAACCAGTTCGGCTCGCCGCGGCCGACCGCGAAGCCAAAGCTGCCCCATTTCTTGCAGCCCGGATGCTCGCAATAATGCACGTAGGGGCCGGCTTCATAGTGCGGCTTTGCGCCCAGTTCGTCACTCATGGCGATCGCCTCCTCCGTGGCTCCCCATTTCTAGGGAGTTCGAGCATCGGTTGATTGTTCTTCTTTTGTTCTTACATTATTTCATCGCCATGGTCGAGACAATTGGCGAAGCATTCAGCCTCGGTTGGCAACTCAAAGCGCGATGTGCGTTCGGCAATCGCGAAGGGATGAAGTCCGTTCGGCAATGCACATGGACCTATGACCTCGACATGCTGACGCTGGTTGCGACGCGCGGACGGGACTTTCCGCTGGCAATGCTCGCCAGTCGCCTTCGCTGCCCTCGGTGTGGATCGAGAAGGGTGGCCGTCGTGTTCATGCCGCCTGGAGAGGGAGATAAGAGGCGAGGGGCGGCTTGATTCCGGTCGCCTTAATCCATTTGTGCGGCTTTTACTAAATCGCGCGCCACGCTACGCTTTCTGTCGTGGCAAGAAAAACATCCAAGGCAACCGAGAAGCCATCTCCCGATCCCATGCCGGCGCGTGTCGATCCCTGCCTCGCAACGCTCGTCGACAAGCCGCCGAAGGGGCCTGACTGGGCCTACGAGGTGAAATGGGACGGATATCGGATTGCCGTGCACATAGAGCCCGACCGCGTCCGGATACTCACGCGCGGCGGCTACGACTGGACGGAACGCTTTCCCACGTTTGTCGACGACGCTCGGCGGATCGCCGTTAAAACCGCTATCCTCGATGGGGAGGCAGTCGTGCTCGACGACAAGGGCCGCTCCGATTTCGGCATGCTGCAGAGGGCGCTCGGACGCTTGCCCTCGGCAGTCGAGGCCGGAGCGATCGTATTTTATGCCTTCGATCTCCTCTATCTCGACGGTCGCGATCTTCGCAGGCTGCCGTTGCGTGAGCGCCGGCGACTGCTCGAGCCACTCGCCGCCGGTAGGGAAGGGGCGGTTCGGCTGTCGGAAGAGGTGCAGGCAGATGGCGACGAGTTCTTCCGCGTCGCCTGCGAGCACGGCCTCGAAGGCATCATCGCCAAGCACATCGAGAAGCCATATCGCAGCGGCCGCGGCGAGTGGTGGCAGAAGATCACCTGCAAGCGCCGGCATAGCTTCGTGGTCGTGGGCTTCGAGCCGTCGACTGTGCCTGGTCATCTCGGCCGGTTGCTGCTGGCCGCGCGCCAGGGCGACGAGCTCGTTTATGTCGGCGGCTGCGGCACGGGCTGGTCGCACGATCTCTCGCGAGAGCTGCGGAAGCTCCTCGAGGGGATGGCGACGAAATCGCCGGCCGTAGCCCTGAGGAGAAAAGCCGCAGTGTTTGTCGAGCCGGTGCTCGTCGCCGAGGTCGAGTATCGCGCTTGGACCGATGACGGAAAGCTGCGGCATGCATCCTTCAAGGGGATCAGAGAGCGAGAGGACGATGCGGGGGGTTTTTGATATCTCCAAAACAGTTGAAGGCCCGACACCACTCGACTAATGGTCGATGATGCATCAGGTCGTTCGCATTGACTTCAACATAATACTGGAGACCCTTCAGCGCGGCATCCGTCGCGCCGATATCTTCATGGGGATAGGGATGAACGCGGCAGAGCAGCAGCCGCCAATCTCGCACGTCCTTGCACCAGACGGACGCTTTCACATCGAACTTGTTAAGCAAAACCTATCTGAGGATGAGAGGGCGCACGTTGCCGTCGAGTTCGGCAAGTGGGTAACAAGCAACGGCCTTCGCGAGTTGATCGAAACATTCTCAATCTTCCTCCATCAAATCTACACTGCGCTTCACGTAATGCACGTCGTCGTCGGCAAAGAAATCGCTGTCAGCCCCCGTCGATTCGAAAGAATGGGGGTCGGCGACCAGATTGCGGAATTGCAGAAGATTATTCCGATCTTGGAAGAGCGCGTTTCAATCACGCGCTCGCTCAATCAGGCACGAAACTGCTACGCGCATAGAAATGGACGAGTCGGCTTAGCCGATGTCGATGCTGAAGCTGGCGAGTTTTCTCTTACCTGGCTGGCTCTCTCGACCAGCGTTCGAGAACCCGACGGCAATGTTATTCCTGAGAGTGAAATGTTCGGCCACTTGCTCCCGGCAGGCGGAACCGTGCTTATTGAGGTTGTCATAAAGACTAGAGCATTTCGTGTGGGCGACGAGCTAACACTGACTAAGACGGAACTGAAAGAAATTTGTCTTTGCGTCAACACAATAGGCGCGGGGATACTCGACGAGGCGCAGAAGTTTGGTCTCGAAGCCGGCTTAATACTACGGCCTGGGGAAGTCACAGCATCCCACCCGGCAGCAATTGAGTAGTGGCTTTACCGCTCCACGATCCGGACCACTTGCCCCGCTTGCGGTCGATTAGGCATCGCCAGCGTTCTTGACACGGCGCCTGCGATTCCAAACGCTCCAATCCTCCTTCCCGTCGGGCGCAGCCACGTTAAAGCCTGCCGTGATGCCGAAATACCCTTCGTAGAATCTCCGCACGAGCGGCACTGGCCGCCCGTCATGCAGCGGATCAATCCGCGGAAAGCCCTTTCGCTCCAGTTGAGGAATGACTGCCTTCACCCACATTGAGGCGCGATCCTTGCCAACGATTGCGACGGCCAGTTGCTGGTCGGTGGCGAAGAGCGGAAGTTGCGAAAGAATATCCGCGGTCATTGCCGGCGCCGCTTTTTCTGGGTCAGTGACACCAAGGATCGCTGGAGCCGCACATCAGTCAGAACCCCCCTCACATTAACCGCGCGTCCTTGAGAACTCGTTGGCATTGCTCTCCGCGCTTTCCAAATGTCGAGGAGATCGCGCTCGCTGAAAAAATAGTCGCGGCCGATCACCGAGCATGAACCGAGGTCGCGCCCAAGCTTGATCATCGTCCGTCGGGATACGCGCAAACGTTCGGCTGCTTCGTCGGTCGTGTATATTTTGTCGAGCGGAATCGTCGGGGGCATAAGCACCTCCAGATAGGGAAAGACCGTTGCCGCCGGCACGCGTGCCGACTGCGTTGTCATGGTCTCCTCAGTGTGGTGGTGCGTCCAGGCAGGCGCTGCGCTTGGTGGGCGCTATTGGAAGCTATGGAAGCGAATCGGCGTGGTCAATGCTTAGTTGGTTGGGTGCATAGCAACGCCTGGCCCGGCCGCGACGTCGCCATCCTCCAAGAACGTCACACCGACTGTTTCGAGCGCCGTTCGGATAGCCGCCAAGTTGTTCGCAATCGGTATACGTTTGCCGGATTCAAAGTCCCGAAGAGTTGAAGGTGACACACCCGCCGCTTCGGCCAGGTGGGGCTGCGTCCAGTTGAGAAGTGCACGTGCGGCACGACACTGAGCGGGAGTCATGATCGACCTCATTAAAAAACACCAATGTCATTATTTAGTGTTGACATTGGCTCGATGTTGGTGTTTTTTAATGACATACCGGTTTTTCGGTAACATCGCAACACGAGGAGACCAACATGACTGCGACGATTGCAAGATTAAGACCCGTTCCGACGATCGCCTTTGAGCCCGAAGAGGGCATGAGATTAAGACGCCAGTCCGCTGAGACTGGCAGAGAAAAGGTGCAGGGCGCTGACGACAGCAGCCCGCACCGCCCTTGGTCGCAGGATGCCTACGATCTCCAGATGCAGGCGAAGGTCGCCGTTACCTTGGTCGGAGAGCTTTTCAGCAACCTGCACACCTTGGAAGACATCCTGGATTTCAAGCTGCTGGAACAGTCGGGCATCGAGGAACTGGCGTTTCAGATCCATCAGATCCAAAAGGCCACGGAGCGACTGCAGCCCGCCTAAGTTTCAGGCGTGCCGACCTGCGGCAGCCGAGACCAAGACTCGGCGCCGCCGATCCATGAACGAGCCGACCAAATGGAGGCAGCGATGGATACGCGCGCTGTACGGTATTTCAGGTGGCTTCTGTTCTGGCAGCAGCAAGGGCGCTGCTGCTACTGCGGAGAGCACGTTGTGTTGACGTACCGACCATACGACGCTGCCCGGCCGTACGCAGCCACACTGGAACACTTGCAGCGCCGCTCTGATGGAGGCACGGGCCATACGTCCAACCTGGCTATGGCGTGCAAGCACTGCAACAATACGCGCGGCGGACGTGACTGGCTTTTTTACGCGTCCTGGCGACGCAAGGAATTTTAAAGAACATCGAGCGCAGATTGCCACCACCAGCCGTACGGCTGCCGGCTCACCACCGGAACAACGCGCTCAGGGCGACAGCCTAAGCTGGCGCCAGCCCCTTGCTCTTCGCGGGCGAGGGGCTTTTCTGTAACGCGGAGAATCATTCATCGGCGGTTCAGCCTCGGCGGCGCAATCTCGTTGGCACCGAGGAGGATACCTTCATGAGCAAGCTCATATCCGCTCTCACAGGCGTAGTTCTTGCTACGTCTTTCGCCTTGCCGGTGACGGCTGCGCCCATCTCCGCGCCTCAGCCGGCGCAAGTGCAGACGGATGCGGTTGAGCAGATCAACCATCGGCGCAATTGGCGAGACAACCACTGGAACAGGCGACACGCTTGGCGGTCGTGCCGTTACTACGGCAGGTGTTACCCGCGCCATGACTACAGCCGGAGCTACGGCTACAGTGGCGACTACCGCGACTACCGCCGGCCAGACGTCAATATCTACTTGAATTTTTAGCGGCGGCCGAAGCCACATTGGCAGGGGATGCAGGCGCCGGGGACCGCTGGTTGCCGGAAGGCGAGGAATTCAGATGCGGCAGCCCGATGAAGACGGACCTGACCCCAACGCCCCGATGCGTCTTAAGGACATCATCCCGATCGCTTTCCCTTATGGCGGCATTTCACCGGCCGGCCTTCGCCGTGAGGCTAAGCGCGGTAGGCTCAAGCTTATGCGGATTGCCGGCAAGGACTTCACGACGCTGGCGGCGATTGAGGAAATGCAGCGACTCTGCGTGGTCGAACCGGGACAGAAGGAGCCGGCGCTGCACCCAGATGACGAAGCAAAGGCTTCCTTGGCGGCAGCTCGGGCAATCGTCAAAGAGCTCAGAGAGACCGGAAAGATATCGACTTCTCTGAGTCGGAGAAGGCGCTAATTCTCTGCCCATAACACCAGCAGCGCGCCGGCCGGTTGTTCCCAGTTGGGGTTTCTTTATCCGCCCACCAGTCCGACCGACATGAAGTATGATAGGGTGCTTTCAATCCACTCGGCGCCTGGAAGCTTTGCGATTACCACGACGAATCCCGCGCACGACCCAACGATTAGCCCTAAGACCGCCTTGGCAATCGCCTTTCGTCCTTCCTTCACAATCTCATTTTTTACTTCGACCAGCTGGGCGACGATTATGGACCAGATATTTTCGAGCGTCCGGCCGAGGGCAAGGATGGAGCGTCCGTCAGGGTTCTCCATGTGTTCAGCATGGTCGGCAACGTTGTTCAATGCGGCGGGCACCGAAGGTGAGGCTTGATCGCTATTTATTTCAAAGTGCCGCGCGAGGATCCGCGCCGTCGCAACGAGCTCGCTTACGCTCTCGCGATCAATATCGGCCTTTGCAGCGTTTTCCGTAAACAGACGCCAATCAGGAAACTGTGCAAGGTAGGTGGCGACACCGGCCAAGTGTGCCTTCACAAGCCCGAAAAGTGTCGAAGAGAGCTCTTCTGAACTGGACGCAAGGAGTTGGGTGCATGTCTGCGCTTCCATCCCAATCTGTACGATGTTGCGGTTCCACGCCAACCTGGTCTGGACCTGAGCAAATGTTTCTATCAGGCGAGGAGGACAGTTCGAGCTACGCAGATCGGCTAAAATCCGCTCGCCTTGTTCAAGTAGCAGCTCTCGCGCTGCTTCAGCCAAAGCAGTCTCATGATCCGAAGCCCAGGCTGGCTGGTCAATCACGATGATCCTGTCGACTTCGAAAGCAAATTGATAAGCCGCGATTTTTTGGCGGGGAATTAGCTGAGCAACGTCCTCGGCGGTTAACCGGCCAAGGCCGATTTGGATGCCGGCGGCGATGTTTGAGAGTGCATCACAGTCCCTTTCAAGCGCTTGCCGTAAAGTCGTCCTGTCGACGCCCGAATAAATCATTCTTCGGTCGAGAAACGGATCGGCGGCAAAGGAACGTACCGACTGGATATCCTGCCGCATCCGATCAACAGCATCTGTCTTGAGTATGCTCGGCCGTGATTCGTAGGTCGCAATCCTGTCCTTGAGCCGTGCTAGTGAAGCTTTGAGTTTGGGGAAGTCAGACCAGTCGTCGAGGTGTTCGATGTACTTGTCGACCCTGTCCACACGCGTCTGCATTGTACCGAGCAGGTTGATTATGCGCTGGAATGCCATCCTCGCTCCGACAGATCGACTGTTTGTTGCAATCTAAGGGTAAAAGGAGGTGATCGCCACGACGAAATGTCGTTGCCCCACAATCCACAATCTGGCGTTGGCCAATGACTGGCTCAGTCCTGAGTCCGGGCGAGGGGGCAGATGGGTGGCGAGGTAGGGCTTAATGCACCGGGCCACGTCGCCGCTTGATGTAAAGCAGGTTCAGCAGATCGACCAGATCATCGGCCTGCTCCATCTCCAATCCTACCTGCTCAACATCGTTCACTTCCGCCGGCAGACCCGTGAAGATGTCGAACACCGTCCACGTGGCGTATTCCTGGCGGAGATTGTAGCGATTCTCTGACATAGCTGCTTGCCTAAAACTGCTCTGCAGTTCCGTTGGTGAACGGTGAATTATATCTTAGGTGGCTCCGCGAGAGTCTAGTGGCACACGACGTCGAGCCACTTCCAGCCGGCATATTTGTCGCCAACTTCCTTGATCTTCGCGTATCGCTTCAGCGAATTCCATGTTCTGTGGCCGCTGACGCTGGCGGCAAGTGGTATCGTCCTGCCCATCTCGAATAGCCGAGAAATGCCTTCGTGCCGCATTGAGTGGAAAACGAGGCAATCCACGTCGTCCATCTCTTCGGTATTGATCTCAAGGAACTGGCAAGCCCGAGTGAAGGCCGCGCTGATTGCATCGCCGGTATAGGGAAAGATTTCCGGCTTATCCCGCGGCATGGACTTGATGATGGCCATCGCCTCCGGCACCAGTTCGCACCACACGTCATTGCCCTTCTTCTGGCCGGGGTGCTTCATGTCGCGCACGAGTATGCGGCTATGCTGCTCGTCTAGGTCATCCCACCGAATCCGCGTGATTTCCTCTTGCCGCCGTGTCGAGAAGATTCCGAAGGCGATAAGCTTGCACATGGGTGCAGAGTGCGGCACGCGTATCTGCCGATCGGCGAAATGCTCCATCAACTTGTCGAGCTCGGCGAGGGTAGGGCGGCGCGTCCTCTCATCCGACTTGGAAATCTTCTCTAGGCGGGTGAGGGTTCGCTGGGCTGCTTGCATTTCGGAGTAGTCGAGGTCGATATCCCACGCCGCCTTCGCATCCCGAAAGATAGCGGCGAGGTGTGAAATGTAGTTGCCGACCGTCTGGGGCTTCCGTCCTCCCGCCGATAGCTCGTCAGCGAAGGCGACAATGTCGACGCTGCGGATCGTGCGGCTATTCTTGGATGCTATGGGATAGGTCTTGATGCTCCGCAGGACCTGCTCTTTGGTACGGCCGATGGTCCGCTTCGCAGCAAGGTATTTGTCGATTGCGTCGGCGAGCGTCGAGTCGCCCTTGGATAACTGCTCAATGGCTCCAGGCTTATCTAGTTCCGCCTCGCGCCAGCGTATCCATGCTTCGGCTTCTCTCTTCTTGTCGAAGGTCTGCGCTTCGCGCCAAACAATTGCGCCGCCTTTCTTCCGCAGGATCTGCGCTGTATAACCCGTCGTGCCGTCTTTGCGTTTCCGCGCGTTGATGGTGCCCATTGCGGTACAACATTGCTCCGTTGAAGTACGACAATGTTGTACCTTCTCCTGAAAAATGGTGCAACAGGCTGAAAAAGACTGACAAAACGTGACACAAGCAAACGGCCATAATGAATTGAATTTTTACGCAAAAGTCCGCAAATCAGGGCTTCCGATTTTCGCGGTCGCCCCGATGATCGACTGGACCGATCGTCATTATCGGTTCTTCGCGCGCCAGCTCTCGAGCCATGCTCTGCTCTATACGGAAATGATCGTCGCGGATGCGATCCTGCGAGGCGACCGGGAAAAGCTGCTCGGCCACGACACCTCGGAACATCCGGTCGCCCTGCAGCTCGGCGGCAGCGATCCGGCGAAGATGGCGGAGGCGGCGCGGATCGCCGAAGGCTTCGGCTACGACGAGATCAACATGAATGTCGGCTGCCCATCAGACCGGGTGCAGTCCGGCACCTTCGGCGCTTGCCTGATGCAGGAGCCGGCGTTGGTCGCCGACTGCATCGCGGCGATGAAGGCGGCGGTCAAGATTCCCGTCACGGTCAAATGTCGCATCGGCGTCGACGATCAGGATCCGGAAGTAGCACTTCGCGACCTCGTCCAGCGTGTCAAGGATGCCGGAACGGATGCCGTCTGGGTGCATGCCCGCAAGGCATGGCTCAAAGGGCTGAGCCCGAGAGAGAATCGCGAGATTCCGCCGCTCGATTATGGCCTCGTACACCGGCTCAAGGCGGAAAATGCGAATCTTTTCATCGGTCTCAATGGGGGTCTTCAAAGGCTGGATCAGGCGCTATCCCACCTCGATCCGCTGTCGCTGCCGACGGGAGGAACCACCGGGACTGCGGCAGAGCCGGCGTGCGGTGCTCCTCTCGACGGCGTGATGCTCGGCCGTGCGGCCTATCACGACAGCGGCCTGCTGACGGCCGCCGACGGCTATTTCGTCCACCCGCTGACGGGGGCCGAGCCCATGCCGGTCGATCGCGACGGCTTTTCCGATCATGACCATAAACTGTCGCTGGATTTCTGGTCCGGGATTCGTGACGCCATGGCGGACTATGCCGCCGCGCATATCGAGAATGGCGGCCGGCTGATCCACGTCACGCGGCACATGGTCGGGCTCTTTCAGGGCTGGCCCGGCGCGCGGCGCTATCGTCAGATACTCTCTACCGAGGCCACCCGCAAGGACGCCGGTCCGCAAGTGATCCATGCTGCCTTCGACGCGGTGTTCGAGGCGGTAACGGCAAGGCAGGCGGCAGAGTAGCTCGACTGCGGCGCGAGTCTCCGCCGCCGGCGAGGGGAAGGTGGGCGGCAGGCCGGATGGGCGCTCTCCAATGAAAAACGGCGCCTCTTGCGAAGCGCCGCTCTTCAAGCTTTGTCGAACGCCAGGCTTAGAGAGCCTGGAGGTTGACGGCCTTCGGGCCCTTGCCCATGCGATCCGGCTCCGTGTCGAAGCTGACCTCCTGGCCATCGTTCAATGTGGTGAGGCCTGCGGCCTGGACAGCGGTGATGTGGACGAAAACGTCCTTCGAACCGCCTTCCGGCGTGATGAAACCAAAACCCTTGTCCTGGTTGAAGAATTTGACGATGCCTTTGGTGGCCATGGAAGAAGTCCTTTTCCTTCAGTCTGTCTTTGCCGCAACCCTGCGCTTCAATATCACGCATCGGTTGCTTTAGGTAGTGTGTCCGCGCCCCCGGGAGGAAGCGAACGTGTCGTCTTCAGCGAAATGCGCTGAAAGGCGTCGAGTGGTCACGATATCGGGGAAAAGACGTCTACGATGCCGCTTGCGGCAGTCCCGGCGTCAAGCCAGGCTCAAAGCGAAAGTCCAGTCTCCGGGATTGAAAACGCCCGAACAGAGATAGGATTGGCAGTATTCCGCGAAAAAGGCAAGGGGGAGTTCTTGCGACCTCGCACCTGCGGCGATGCCTTATGCCGAAGCGCCGGCGTGACCTCTCGGTGCCATCTGCCGCAGGACGAATGTCGTGGATTGCTTCGTTTGACCACATTTTCGTCCCGGCACTGGATCACGATGTTTTTAGGTCGGATCGACCTAGAAACATGAACGTGATCGATTCCAATAGTTTAAGCGGGATGCGGGCGGAAAATCGCACACACTTTTCCTCATCCCGCTCTAAGGTCTGTTGAGATTGATCCTAGGAAACCTATCGGAGGACTGCAATCTCTCCTCCTCCTCATCTCTGTGCTCGTCACAGAGATCCAGCAGCGCCGCGTCTGCGGCGCGGGAAGAGTTCATTCAGCCCAAGGACTTGGTCTGGCTGGATCCCTGTGACGAGCACAGGGATGAGGAGATCGAACAAGCCGTGGCAGGTATCCCGAATCTCAACAGGCCTTAGGTTGAGCCTGCGCTCTCCCTACGGGCCTCGCGGGCTTGCTGCTGCCGCGGCGAACCGGTAGGTCTATACCGGAGACGAATATGCGAGTTGACGATGAGCAGGTGGCCGGCGTGATCGATCCCTATGCCCTCCTTGGAATTGAGCGCGACGCCGACGAACGGGCGGTCCGGACGGCCTACCGTCGGGCGGTGAAGACCGCGCATCCCGACCGCGGCGGTGATGCCGAGAAGTTCGGCAAGCTGCAGGCGGCCTACGACCTCCTGAAGGACCCAGTGCGCCGCAAAGTCTACGATGACACCGGCTACGATCCGCAACTCGCCGACCCGAAAGACCTGAAGGGCCTGATGATGCTGGAGACGCTCGTCAACGATTTCATTCTCGACGAGCGCGAGCCCGGCAGTTTCGATCCGGTCGCGGCGATGCGGCGCAAGCTCTCCGACGACATCGTCAAGAACCGCTTCCACATTTTGGAACTGGAACGCCACCGCTCCCGCGTGCGCAAGCATCTCGACCGCCTCGGCCGGCGGCCCGAGACAGACGTGCTCGGCTCCATGCTGCGCGCCCGCAGCCAGTCGATCGCCGAGGCGATCAGGAATGCCGAAGCCCAGATCGAGGCGATCGAGCAGGCCTACACCATGCTCGAGGGATATTCCTACGAATTGGAAGCGGTGGAGGCGAAGGCGCGCGCGGCGGAGTAGAGCAGGTGCCGCCTGTCCATGCCAGGGTACCGCTCGTTGGAGCACTTCCACTGTGAAATAGGTTCCCGTCCGGCCGTGGTTACCTTCAGAGCTGGATGCTCGCCGGCAACGCACCCGGATCTGCACGCATGTAGTGCGCGTGGTCAGGGCGCGGACGTCGTGCCGGCTATGAAAAGCCGGCACGACGTCCTGGTCATTTGCGGTCGAGCGCTCTTGCAACCAATCCTTCAGTGGCCCGACTTCCCGCCATCGCGGTGATCGTGACCTGGTTAATCCTGATTACCTTTGAGGCCGCCATCTTGGCTGCCTTTGCCGTTGTCCTGGTTGCCGTTGTCCTGGCTGCCCTTGCCGTTGTCCTGGCTGCCTTTGCCGTTATCCTGGCTGCCCTTGCCATTGTCCTGGCTGCCCTTGCCGTTGTCCTGGTTGCCCTTGCCATGGTCTTGGTTATCCTTGCCGGTGTCTTGGCCACCGCCACCG